CAAAAAATTTGTGAAGTTGTTCAATCACTTTCATCAGACACAATTTCACATATTACTCTTCGAGATTGGATTTTGTCTGCTAATCAATAGAGGAATGGTATTAACAGTAAAACAAGTTGCTGAACTAAAAAAATGTTCTGTTCAATGTGTGAAAAAGATGTGCAAAAGTGGAACATTGCAATCTGAAGAAAGTATACATCCGCAAAACAAAAAAATGTGCTATCTGATACCCATTTCCGCTCTTCCGAAAAATTTGCAAGCCAAGTATTACAGCCGGCTGAAACAAGAAACCGGTAATGCTCCGGAACTGAAAGAAGAACCACTTTCAAAACCCGTTCAGAAGACTTTCAGAAAACCTTTTGAAGCGTATTCTGAACAGGAGCGTGAACAGATTGCCTTCTGGAATGGCATTATCAGAGAGTGGCAGACATTTCGGGAGAAGTACAAAAAGAAATCTCTTGCTGATTCTGACTTTGTCGCAATATGCAGGGGCAGATACGGAGAAGATTTCAATATCAGTGTTTCCATGCTCTACCGGAAGCAGAAAGCATATCTGGAACATGATTATGATACTCTGATCGGCAGGCACGGCGGCTGGAACAAAGGAGAAACTTCCCTGAATGAAGATGTCTGGAAAATGTTCACAAAGCTGTACTTATCAGCAAATCAGCCGACTGTCAGCCGCTGCTATACGGATGTGAAAGCATGGGTGAAAGACTACTATCCGGAACTTTATGACGGCATTCCGTCAGAGCGGACATTCCGCCGGAAAATCGAAGAGATTCCGGAAGCAGTGATTGCATATACCCGACTCGGTCAGAAAGCCTGCTTTGATAAGTACTGTGAATACATCGAGCGTGATTATGCTAATTTGCAGGCAAATGACATCTGGATTGCAGACAATCATACACTTGACATCACAACTATGTCACCAGAGGGCAGACCGCACAGAATGTCACTCACAGCATACATGGATGCGAAAAGCGGTGTGATTGTCGGATGGAATTTATGTGATCATCCGAATTCACAGTCTACCCTGCTGGCACTCAGAGCGGCAGCACTCAATGGCTACGGAATTCCGAGAGGTGTCTATTTTGACAACGGTTCCGAATTTCTGACACACGATATTGCCGGAAGAGGCCATCGGAAAAAAGCAGACTGGAATAAAGATGACACACCGCCGACAATCCTTTCCCTGCTTGACATCACGATGGTGAATGCTCTTGTAAAAAACGCAAAAGCAAAGAATATTGAAAGATATTTCAATACATTCAAGAACTTTATCTCGAAAGCGTTCGTAAGTTATGCCGGCGGCACTCCGGCAGAACGTCCGGAGAATCATTCTAAAATCGTAAAAGGCGGCAATATTCCGACTGACGATGATATCCGGAAACTTCTGCCGGCACTCATCAACGGCGGCTATAACTGTACAGCTTACGGCGGCAAAGAAAAGCAGTACAGGGACATGACTAAACTGGAAGTCTGGAATACAAGTGTCAATTCATCAGAAGTACAGTTCCGTGATGCTGCTGATGAAGATCTCGCCCTGCTGATGGCAAGAAGCACACGCTATCAGCAGATCAAACGCAATGGCGTATATATCGAGCTGTACGGAAAGAAAATCTGGTTCAAGAATGATGAAACTGTATTCCATGTCGGAAAAGAAGTCTACGTCCGTTATGATCCGGCTGATCTGAATACCGTCAGAGTGTATGACAGAGAAACGGATAAATTCTTATTTATCTACCAGAAAGCGGATTATCTCAGCATAGATTATCATGTCACTGATGAAGACGGTCTTAACAAAGTGGAATCTGCTCAGAAGCATATCTCACAGACCAAAAAGGCTGTCAGAAAATCTGCAAAGGATTATACTGATTCCGAAGCAATCGACATTCTCGCTGCAAGAATCCACGAAGCAGAAAGTCATCTGGACAAGTTCCGGATTCAAAGGCCGGCAACAGTCTATCCGATTACAGCTTCCGAGCTGAATGAACAGTATCCAGAGCGTGAAAATATCATTTCTGTGACGATCTCGGAAGAAGCAAAGCAGCAGCTGAAAGAACTTGAAGAACTCAACGCTATGAATGAACGGCTCGCAAGAGCGAAAGGAGCTTAATTTATGAACTTACAGGAAAAAATACAGGCACTTGCCGCAGAACATAATGTATCTGTCGAAAAGATTTATCCGGTTATCGGCATGACAGAAGCCGCATTCAAGTCTGCACTCAGCGGAGATGAGAAGAACGCCGCCAAAGCTGAAAGTTTCTTTGCTGACCGTGAGGAGGCTTTTCAGAAATACAATCCGGAACAGTGCAGCGTTCTCCGCCGGATTGAAGCATCAATTATTCAGAACAGCAATTCTCAGAAGCTCTGTCACGAAACAGGCATTTCTGTTTCTGTTCTTTCCAGTCTCCGCAGGGGAAAATATACAGGAAATCTGGAAAAACAATTCGGTATTCTGCGTGAATATTTTCAGATGGGCGATGAAAAGCAGAATCTTCCGGAAATTTTTATCCCTGTCGACTATGCACCAACCAGTATTTCGCAGATGATCTATGCAAGATTCAGAACTGTACATTTGCTCGGCGGATGTGCTGTTATCACAGGTGATGCCGGAATCGGCAAAACCAAAGCAATTGAAAAATATGCCCACGACAACTCATCCAATACAATTGTGATTACTGCTGATGTGTTCAATCATACTGCTTCTGATATGCTGTTCCTGCTTGGTGAACAGATGGGCATCAGCGAAACCAATAAGAACAGCATGAAAAGAGCTGTTTTCTCCAGACTGCACGGCAATATGATGATTATCGTTGACGAAGCACAGGAGCTGAATTATCAGGCTGTCAATGCTCTCCGTGCCATTCCTGACCGTTTTGAGAAATCAGGGAAGCTCATCGGTCTTGCATTTGTCGGAAATCCATGCTTTTATGATATGTTCAAGGGAAGATATGCCAGTGACCGTGTACAGGTCAGCAGCCGCTTTGTAACAGAGCATACTTTTCCGGCATCAAAAATTACTTTTGATGATACTAAAATGCTCTATCCGCAGCTGACACAGCAGAACATGATGAAAGAGCTCATGTTTCTTCATACAATTGCTACAACCCCATCACTCGGCCAGAGAAAAGCACTGTTCCTGTTTGCCAATGCCTATAACCGTGGAAAATATGATCTTGAGGCACTGGTACGTGAATCAAAAGAATCCAATCTTCACTTTGAAAATCTGAATGAAGTCCTGAAAAAAATCGAAAAAATATGAATCATCAGAAGGGCATTTCTGCCCTTCTGCCCTAATGCAGCCAAGGACGGTGACAAGCCCGTGAAAATGCAGAGTCAGGAAAAATCAGAAAGGAGTTTTCAGAATATGAAAACATCAATGAAACTGTCAAAGAGCGACTGTCTGACCATTCCGAAGAATATGCGTGTCCGGCTCGGATGGAAAACAGGCATGTCCCTCGACATTTCCGCCGCAACAGACGGCTCACTCATCATCAGGAAACATGCGGAAATCTGCCGTTTCTGCGGCAGTACACAGAATCTGGTCTATTACAGGGACCTGTGCATGTGCCGGAACTGTACGGATTCCATGCTGCAAGCTGTGAAAGAAGGTGAAGTCTGATGGAACATAAGAAATACCGCCTCTGCGATCTGTGCGGCATTATCGGAGAATTTGATACCTGCAAGGAACTTTTCCTTGCAGTAAATCTGTGGAAAGCAAGAACTTCCGGTGAATGTGACCTGATGATCTTCCGCTGGAATGAACAGATGCAGAACTATTCCCCTGCTGTCACGAACTAAGAAAGGAGCATTTCAAATGAATCAGAATCTTAATTCCATTATCGACCGCATGGCTCAGATCGAACGAATCAAAGAAGAACTTGACGAGGAATATGCCCTGCTTCAAAAAGAGCTTCTGACCGATGCAGAACAGAAACTTGCAGATACAAAAATCAAGTCCGTCAGCTATGTTACGCCGTCCGGCAATACTGCCGAAGTTACTGTCTCCGATACTGTTTCCGTCACCGCCGGAGAACTCCTGACCGGCATTTTCGGAGCAGTCAGCCGGAGCATGTTCACAGAAGAAGTGAAATATACTCTCAAAGCTCCGGCGAAAAGAATTCTCTCCGCTGTCTGGCACGGTGAGTACTGCAAGGGAAAAATCAGCGATATTCTGGATTCTCTCCCGTGCGATGACAAGACAAAGAAAATTCTCTCTAAAAAAATCAAGGGTACGGATTTCCGGAAAGACAAGAAAAATCTGAAAACATTCACCGGACTCTCTGAAACAGATGCTTCAGATATTGCCTATCTCTTGTACGAAACAGCCGCTTATGAAAATCTGGAAGCCCTTGCCGGAGCAAACGGATTTTCACTGACTCCCGAGAAACTTGCCGCATTCCGGTCACAGGTCAATGCCGCCGTGAATGTCTCCACAAGTATCAAAACCAGAATCACAGCCGCTGAATCTGAATGCGATGAGACCTGAAAAGCTCAGAAGTCAGAGGAGTGAATGCACAATGGCCCGAATCATGAAAGACAGAATCCTCATCAGATGCAGCCGCTGCGGCATCACGGAACGGCATTCCCAGCCGGAACACTTTGTAGACAGCGGCTGGACGGCACGGAACTCCGTGCCGTTCTGTCCGCACTGTAAACAGATGATTGATGAATATGAAGAATTCCGGATTTACTTTGAGTATCTGAAAAAACAGGAATCTGAACGGCTTGCCGTCCTCAGAACAGAAAGAAAGTGAACCAGATTGCGGGAAGATTTCCACGATACAGCCTCTGCTTACTGCAAACGCCGTGACAGTGCCGTGATTCAAGCGGTCAGCTTCGGAAATTCAGAACCGCTCCGGAAAAAATCAGCAGAATGGATTAAGAATTAAGGTGATACAGAATGAACAGAGAGATTCTGTTCCGAGGGAAAAGCAGTGCAGGATGGATATACGGTGATCTGATTCATCTCAGCGGTAGCGTTCTGATCAAGCCACTTCTGAATATGGCTTCTCCGGTTCAGCCTGCAACTGTGGGACAATATACAGGATTTTATGATAAAAACGGAAACAGGATTTTTGAGGGTGACATTCTCAGAGCTGTGAGAAAAGGCCGTGAAAGAATCTGCCATACAGAATATTCCGGAGATTCGTTCTATGTGCCTGAATTTCACTGGAATTTAAGCGATGTCGATTTTGATTATCAGATTGAAATTGTCGGTAATATTCATGATAATCCGGAATTGATTTCAAAGAACTGCGGAGATGATGAAGAATGAAAGAACAGACAAGAAAACTTTATGCGGTCGCTTCCGCTCTGGGTTTAGTCAAGCGTGGAAATCCGGATGATAATTTTCATATTCTTGTGCATCGGATGACAGGAAAATATCATGTCAGTCATCTAACTCAGAAAGAAGCCGCACAAGTACAGTCGGAACTGCACAGAATGCTCGTCAGTCAGGGACTTTGCAAGTCACGACAGCGTGAAGATATTCCGGATATGATGACCGGAAAACAGAAATCCAAGGCATGGGCAATGACATATCAGCTTGCAGAACTGGACGGAAATACAGAAATTTCCGTCAGTCAGAGACTCGCCGGAATTGTCCGGAAAACTCTCGGCATTACCGCTCCGCCGGATGATCCTCTCAAATGGGTTCACAAAGCAGACGGCATCAGACTGATCGAAGCCCTGAAAAAGATTATTGCTCATGCAGAAAAGAAAAAGAATAAAAATAAGAAATAAAAAGAAAACTCTTGCCAAACTTCCGGAAACACGGTATAATGAAAGAAAGATTTCGTTATGCCGTGTTTTTATTTTTTATCAGAAAGGAAGGATTACAGTGGATTTTGAAAAACTGACTCCGGAGCTGCTCGACAGCGATCAGAAAGAACTTGCCGAAATTATCGGCTGGGATGCTTATCAGAAACTGCTTTCCGGTTATGCAGGATGCAACATCTATGTCAAGAAACCGGAACGCAACGGAAAACAGAACCGTGATGAAATTATCTGTCAGAAATTCGATGGCAGGAATTACAGAGAACTGGCAAAAGAATTCCATCTTTCAGAATCTGCTGTCAGAAAAATTATCCGCAATGCAGAAAAATAAAAAAATCTGTATTTTGGAATTTTTCTTGTAAATTCCAATAGATTTTCCAAAATTTCTATGGTATCATGAAAGCGAAAACTTTTATGATACCGTTTTTTATTCTATCTCCGGAAGTGAGGACATGCAGCAGGATTTGATCTTCTACATCATTACAACCGTTTTTTCAGTTATCTTAGGCATTATCGGCTTTTTTCTCAAAAGAACCATGGACAGACTCGACCGGAATGAAAATGCTGTGCAGGAAATGAAAGAGGCTCAGTATGCCCTTTCCGATAAATATGCTACCAAAGCCGAAGTCGCTGAAATCAAGGCGGCTATGCAGAAACTTTCCGACAACGTGGACTATATCAAGGAACATACTACCAAGAATGAGGATTTTATCAGAGTCATGACAAGACTCGAATCGAAAATAGATCAGTATTATCAGAAAAATCAGAGGTGAATGTTTTGGAAAACAAGGAACTCAATGACAGAATCAGACAGAAAAAATTCTTCCGCAATAACGGCATTGTGCTCAAAGGCATCAATCTGCTCCGGACACAGTTTGTCAGCCTGCCGGACCTGAAATATGCACTCGAACCGAATCTGACTGAACCGGAATTTCTGGATTCTGTCAATTATCTGACCGAAGGCGGATATATCCGTACCCGCCATATCCGGTCAAAACAGGAAGTTACTCTTGCTGATGCCGCTCCGGATGAACTCGAAGCCAAAGTCACACAGAAAGGCATTCAGATCATCGCCTGCATTCTGAACGATGACTGTATCGAAGTCTGAGAGGTGCCGCATGGGAAACAGAAAACATTCCAGAATTGATCAGTTTGAACCTGAACTCAAGGAAACTGTTGACGAAATGATCAAATCCGGCTCGACTTACCGTGAAATCGTGGAATATATCAGAAATCACGGAATCAGCATTTCTCTTTCTGCGGTCGGCAGCTATGCCAAAAATCTGATGACGACAGTCAATGATCTGCGTATGACTCAGGAAACTTTCCGTGCAATCACCGAAGAAACGGAGCGTTATCCTGATCTGGATACGACTGAGGGAATTCTCCGGATCACATCCGCCCGTCTGCTGAATGCTGTCGAGCGGATGCCGGAAAGCGAAATCGGAAGCAAAGATATGGAAATGCTCATCCGGCATTCTTCCGCTCTTGCCCGTGCGGTTGCCGCCAAGAAGCGGGCCGATGTCCAGAACAGAGAAACAATCGAACTTGGAAAGGAACAGTTCCAGACAGCTCTGTTCGATCTGATGGCTCAGGAAAATCCGGAACTTTACAGAGCGTTCCGGAAGTTCATCAAAGAGAATCAGGAGAAATTATCATGAATATCTATGTTTTGCAGGTACGCTCCGGAAAGGAAGAGGCTGTCTGTAAAAGATTACAGGCCACCGGAATCTCTGCTTTTGTCCCGAAAAAGAAAATTTTCTTACGTCGGGGCGGTGCATGGCATGAAGAAATCAGGCTTATCTTTTCTCAGTACGTCTTTGTGCAGATGCAGAAAAATACCGAAAATTACAGACTCATCCGGCAGACTGACGGCTTTGTCCGTTTTTTGGGCGATAACCTTCCGAGACCTGTCTCTGAAAAAGAAAAAGCATGGCTGCTCTGGCTCCGGAACGGCGATAAACCGCTCGGCATTTCCAGAATCATGGATACCAGCGGCGGTGTGAAATTCGTTCTTGACGGTGCTCTCCGGAACTGTCCGGAAACTGATTATGAGATTACCTATCAGCTCAGACAGCGGCGTGCAGTCGTCTGCGTGCCGCTCATGGGCAGAAAATATAAAATTACACTTCCGGTCATGCCGGTCTGAAAAATCAGCATACTGACCGTTCTGAAATTGATTCGTCTTTCAGAAAACGGGTATGTGCGTATACACAAACGTTCAGATTCTGTTTCGGAATCTGAATGGCGGAGCATACCCGTTTAAAAGCGTTTAAATGCCGTTTAAATTCGTTCAGAAGAAATTTTTCATAAAACTATGCCCCTGAAAGAAAGGGGGCTTAAAAAGGCTGTCAGAGCCTTATTTTTATATCAGAAAGAAGGTCGGCACTTGAAGAAGCTGAAACAGAAAAGTCTTGCCGCACTTTCCGGCGGTTTACAGAAATTTGAAGACAGCAGAAATGCTGTGAAGCATTCCGATTATACAGATTTGCAGACGTTCATGCATGACTTTCTGAATACGCCTGATAAGAAACAGCGGCAGAAATTAGCTGCTGAATTTCAGAAGCGGCACAGCGAACTGTATCAGTTTCTGAAAGAAAATCCGGAACTTGTTGCTGCCGAAACAGAAATTTCCAGAATGATTTCTGCCGCTGTCAGCGGTGAAACGCAGGAAACAGACAGTAAACAGCTGTCAAATCTGATGGAAATGATTGAGGAGAGCATGAAGCATGATGTACAGTAAATTTTCTCCGAAACAAATCCGTTCCATGCTCTGGTGGGCAGATCATCGGCATGATTATGACGCTGTTATCTGTGACGGCTCTGTCCGCAGCGGAAAAACCATCTCCATGACGATCGGCTTTGTCATATGGAGCTGCCGGAATTTCAACAGCGAAAGCTTTGCTTTCTGCGGAAAGACGATTGATTCTCTCAAGAGAAATGTCATCATGCCCATGCAGAAATGGCTTGAAGGCAATGCGAAAATCAGAATCAATCAGAGTAAAAACTATGCCGAAATCACAATGAACGGTCATACGAACCGTTATTATTTTTTCGGCGGAAAAGACGAATCCAGCTATCAGCTCATTCAGGGCATGACTCTCGCCGGAGTATTCTTCGATGAAGTCGCTCTCATGCCCCGTTCGTTCGTGGAACAGGCTCTCGCAAGATGCAGTGTTTCCGGCTCGAAATTCTGGTTCAACTGCAATCCGGAAAGCCCTCATCACTGGTTCTATCTGGAATGGATCTGCAAACATGATGAAAAACATGCCATGCATCTGCATTTCACAATGGATGACAACTATTCGCTGTCATCAGTCGTGAAAGGCCGCTATGAACGCATGTATTCCGGCGTTTTTTATGACAGATATATCAAAGGTCTGTGGGTGCTGGCTGACGGTCTGGTCTATCCGATGTTCCGGAAATCAGTTCACGTTCACGAGATTCCGGAAAAACTTCCGTCCGGAGAATATTACAGCTATTCCATTTTAGAACAGCAGTATCCTGAAGCAGTAAACCAACCACGAATATCAGTTTTCAAAACAGCTTTGAAAGCATCAGGAATCAC